CAAAGCAACGTCCAATATATGCACTGCTCAAGCACTCCTCGCAAATATGGCAGGTTTTTACGCTGCTTACCACGGTTCGGAAGGTCTGAAAAGAATAGCAACCAGAGTATTAAAATATAGGCAATCGCTATTAACAGCATTGAAATGGATTGGAATAGAGGTTGATGAGTCTGAAGGATTTGATACTGTTAGATTTAAAAGTTTCCTTGCTTTAGAAGGATTCAATGTTAGATACGAAGACGGTTGGACATTGATAACCTTAGATGAGTGTACCACAGAAGATGAATTAAAGCAACTTATTTGGTCTCAACAAGATATGGTTAATAGGTTTGATACTATTGAACATGTCCTAGATTCAGTAGGGGATTATAAATGGTTTTCTATTCCAGAAAGAAAAAAACCTTGGTTGACTCAAGAAGTATTTAATAAGTATCGTAGTGAGACTGATATGATGAGATACATTTATGAGTTATCATCTAAAGATTTTTCATTAGTAAATGGTATGATGCCACTCGGTAGTTGTACTATGAAACTAAATGCAGCAGCAGAACTAATGCCTGTATCATGGGAAGGTATTAATAACATACATCCATTCGCACCACCATCTCAAACTCTGGGATATCAAAAAATTATGGATGATTTAAAAGAATGGTTATGTAATATTACAGGGTTTGATTCTATATCATTACAACCTAACGCAGGGTCACAGGGTGAGTATGCAGGATTGTTAGCAATCAAAGAATACCATATGAGTATAGGTGAGAACAAAAGAAAGGTATGTCTCATACCAGAGTCAGCACATGGAACTAATGGTGCATCAGCAGTGATGGCAGGTATGAATGTAGTTACTATTAAATGTGATGATAATGGCAACATTGATATGGCAGACCTAGAGGTAAAGGCAACCATGAATATATTTGAGTTGTCATGTTGTATGGTTACATACCCATCTACTCATGGTGTATTTGAATCTACCATAAAAGATATCTGTAGGATAGTTCATGAGTGTGGTGGTCAGGTATATCTAGATGGTGCAAATATGAATGCACAGGTAGGACTAGCAAAACCAGGTGAGTTTGGTGCTGATGTAATGCATCTAAATTTACATAAGACATTCTGTATTCCTCATGGAGGTGGTGGTCCTGGTGTAGGTCCTATAGGTGTAGCAAAACATCTGACTCCTTACGTAGAACAAAAAGTATCAGCAGCACCTCAAGGTAGTGCATCTATCTTACCTATTAGTTGGATGTATATAAGGATGATGGGTGGAGATGGTTTAAGACATGCCACAGAGGTAGCATTATTAAATGCAAACTGGTTAGCACATAAGATTGATAGTTCATTTAAAGTACTATACAAAGGAAATAATAATAGGGTAGCACATGAGTGTATCTTTGACTGTCGTAACTTACCAGTAACAGCAGAGGATATTGCTAAGAGACTTATGGATTATGGTTTCCATGCACCTACACTATCATGGCCAGTTCTAGGAACTATGATGGTAGAACCTACAGAGTCGGAGTCACTCGATGAGTTACAAAGATTTGTATATGCTATGGACAAAATTAAAGAAGAGATCTATACTGTTCCTGATATAGTAAAGAATGCTCCACATACAGAATCAGAAGTCTGTGGTCAATGGACACACGCATACACAAGAGAAGAAGCATGTTTCCCTAATAAACCAAAGAAGAAATTCTGGGCAGCAGTAAGCCGTATTGATAACGTGTACGGTGATCGTAATCTGGTTTGTGCATGCTCGTAGACAGTTTACAAAGTGTCCACTATGTTGCACATCAGCATATAGACTTGCTATAATAATTACATAAGACACGAAAGCACATGACAGACATCAATCAAGAAGTTAAAGGAACACTCGCTAGATTACTAGCAACAGAGAATCTAACAGTTGAGCATCGCAAAGTGTCTACAGCATTCTTTGATGTTGAGAAAAGACTTCTTTGCTTACCTATCTGGAAGACTGCTTCTAACACAGTGTATGACCTTCTAGTAGGTCACGAAGTAGGTCATGCTCTATACACACCAAACGCTAGACCTGAAGGTGTTAACAAGTCTTTCCTTAATGTTTTAGAAGATGTAAGAATAGAGAAGTTAATGAGACAAACATATCCAGGTCTTAAGAAAACTTTCTTTGCAGGTTATGCTGAGTTATGGAGAGATGATTTCTTTGGTGTTGCAAACGATGATGTAAACGAGATTGCTTTTATTGATCGTATCAACCTATTCTACAAAGGATGTTATGACATGGAGTTCACTGCAGAAGAGCAAGTATATGTAGATCGTGCAGGTGCAACAAAAACTTTTGAAGAAGTTATTGAGTTAGCAAAAGAATTATATGATCTAATGGAAGAGAAGGAGCAAGAGAAACTAGAACAGTTAGGACAACAGCAAAGTCTAGATTTAGATTTAGATATGTTTGATGATGAGAGAGAGTTAACTCCAACTAATGAAGAGACTAATAATGAGTCAGAAAATGCTAAATCTAATGCTCCAAAGACTGCTCAAGAACTTAGTGATGAGATTGATGAGAAACTAGAACAACTAATAAATGGACAACATGGTTCGGAGACTGGTGATGTTAATGAGACAGAATCAATTACAGACAAAGCATTCCAAGAAGCATGTGAGCAACTAATTGATGAAGATGCTAAAGAGTGGGTTTACCTTGACTTACCTAAAATAAACCTAGACAAGTACATCAAACCTGCTAAGGAAATCAAAGAACAACTATACTGGTGGTTCAACGGTAAAGCACATTCATCTGAAGAAGCACAAGACTGGCACAATGATCAACTTGATATTTCTTTCCGTAAGTATTTCACATTCAAAAAGTCTGCAAACAAGACTGTTAACTATCTTGTAAAACAGTTTGAAATGAAGAAGTCTGCAGAGAATTACAAGAGAGCAGCAACTGCAAAGACAGGTGTTATCGATACAAACTCTCTTCACAAATACAAGTTGACTGAAGATATCTTCAAGAAAATTACTGTTGTTCCAGATGGTAAGAATCATGGTCTTGTAATGTATCTTGACTGGTCTGGTTCTATGTCTTGGACTATCCTTGATACACTTAAGCAAGTTTACAATCTAGTTTGGTTCTGTAAGAAAGTAAACATACCATTCAGAGTTTACGGATTTGCAAGTGGTCACTATGGTAGATATGGTTATGGTCAGCACATGCTTAATGACTGTATGGTTAATCCAAAAAGTAATACATTAGCAATCGGTGAAGACATTCAATTACTAGAGTTCTTATCTTCAAAACAAAGAACTAAAGAACTAGAAGAGTCAATGAAGTACCTATTCCTTCAAGCAAATTCTTTCCACTGCAGTCAGTTACAGTATTTCCAACCTCTTGGATTAGGTGGAACTCCATTAGCAGAAGCGGTATATGCTGCACGTCAACTTGTTGATGATATGAAGAGAACAGAGAAAGTATCTAAAGTTAATGTTATATGCTTAACTGATGGTGAATCTCAACCAATGAGTTATGTTTCAAAATCAGAGTATGAGCACAATTATGGTGAACTAACTCTTAAGTGTTTAGCATCTCAGTATGGTAAAGTGTTCTTCTTACGTGACAGAGAGACTGGACATACAAAGAAAATCTCTAACACTTCATACAATACTACTGCTCAGATAGTAGGATTCCTTAGAGAGATTACAGATTACAACTGGGTAGGTATTCGTCTATGCAGTAAAGGTGATGCAAATCGTATGTTCAGAGAGTATGCTCTTGACAACTATGATAAACTAGATAAGCAATGGAGAAAAGAGCGTTTCGCATCTATCAAAAATAACTGTGGATTTACTGAAGCATTCTTTATGCCAGATAGAGGTAACGGTGAAGATGCCCAAGAGATAGAAGTAAAACAAAAGGGCGAAGTTGCTACTAGAGGTGAACTACAACGTGCATTCAAAAAGCACATGGGTTCTAAGATGGCAAACAAAACTGTTCTAAACAGATTCATAGATCAAATAGCATGAACCTTTGGAAAAATTATCAGGAAGCAGTCTTCGAGACGTTTCCTGATTTAACATTTGAAAAACAACATGTCCACTGGATTAATAAACGAGGGGTAAACCTTACTGCTGATATGTACAGTGGAAAACATTTTATTAAATCTAGACACGTTGATATATGGGATGAGAAAATAAACATCCATAACAATGTGATCTATCCTAAGACTGGACATAACCTACCATGTTTCGGTATGGACTTGATGGGATTCTTTGAGAAGAAAGTTATAATAGTATTTGACTTCCAACATCCTGTAGAAAAATTCCTGTTTTCACATCCTGATTTACCTAAAGCAGAAGGAACTTATAGATTTTTTGAACCAGGTAATCATTTTTCTGAAAACATTTATGTAAAGTATTGCACTATGAGTGAGGTGGATGATCATCTACCTATGTTTAAAAAATATCTATCTGTATATAAAGATATGTTAGATGAAGCACAACCTACTGGGGAAGATACTAGTTTGTATAATGACTTTGATAAGTATATGATTAAACTAGATCCTATCTCAGGTTATCTATCTAACAGTTTTGGTAAAGAAGAATCAGAGAAATTAATTAAGGAGTTCTTTTTTAGTTATGCATAATTTAAACCAAGACGTAGCAGTATTATTAGCATATTGTATGCAGGACTTTGAGGGTGTTAAACCATTAGAGTGTCCTATGCCCGAAGTAAAAAAGGATGATCTTAAGATTAGGAATACAATGTATAGTACTCCTAAACTTAGAAAGATACATTTAGAATTAGCAGAATTAAAAGCATTAAAAATATTGCATTGTGTATTCTTTCCTGACCCTCATTATAATTTACCTATCTTTGGATGTGATATTGTTGCTACAGATAAAACAGTTACTGCTGCCATAGTTGATGTGTCACCTGTAAAAGGATTTGATGACTGGGAAAAGATTAGAGAGATTAGTAATGCTTTTGAGTTTAGTGAAACTAGACATATACCTGCATGGGGTGATGATGTATTTTCTCCTTATGCTAAGTTTATGCGTTTAAGTAAAGAGAAAGACATATCAAACTTCTATGTTCTTTTAATAAACTATCTAAAAGTATATTGTGATATGGTAGATAAAGTTGAAAAGGATGACAACTGGATCATGACTATGCTAAGATATGATGACCAGATAAATTATTGCAAGCAACAAAAAAAGAATGACAAAACACGTGGCATTCTTGAAAATTTATTTGATAAGGACTGGGCAACTAATTACATAGATAATGTATTATTTGACCTTCCTAGGATTAGTGATGTTCCATTCCCCAAAAGGGAAGATGTTTAGGTTGACCCACTTTGCATAATGTATGCCTCGATAACACAGGAGGGCAAAGACCCTATCTGGATTATGAATTTCTGAATCGTACTCTGGAACTTCTGGTCGTTCCCAATTGATGTTAATGTGTAACATTTGTCTTTACCTCCTGTAACAATATTTATTGTTTGGAGATCCTCATAAAACAGTTAAACGCTATACAGTTTATGAAAACTACTAAATGGTCTGCCTATATTCTATTACAGTCTAACCGATTGACTAAGGTAGAATTTACCTGCGAGTCTAATCTTAGACAGGATGCAGAGGAAAGATGTAAAGCAATATATGGTGCTACTGATATCAGACAGCTTAAAAGAGAGTGGACAATATAATAAGTGTACCATCTGGCTTGCACGTGATATAATTTGTGTGTATAATAAACGTATAAGACAAATACAAACACATGACTTTCAAAGCAATTTTCACAACAGACGATCTTCTATCATTTTTCGAGACAGGAGATATTGATACTAACCAAGTAAAATCATTTGCTGATAAGCACGGTGTTCAAATACAAAGTGTTACTAAGAGAATGAATAAGTTACCACAGTTCCAAAAACTTGGTCGTGGTCGTTGGAATCTTACAGCACAAGAGATTCATAAAGCATATGAAGCACCTTCTGCTCAACCTGCTGTAGAGGTATCATATGTTCCTGATAAAGATTCTTCTTTCGTTCAGTTCGGTAACTTCAATAGTCTCAAAAAGATTATATCATCTAGACTATTCTATCCTGCATTCATTACAGGTCTATCAGGTAATGGTAAAACATTATCAGTAGAGCAAGCATGTGCTTCTCTAAATAGAGAACTCATCAGAGTAAACATCACCATCGAAACAGATGAAGATGATCTTATCGGTGGATTCCGTTTGAATGATGGATCTACTGTATGGCACAACGGTCCTGTCATAGAAGCACTTGAGAGAGGTGCAGTACTTTTACTAGACGAGATTGATCTAGCATCTAACAAGATCTTATGTTTACAATCTATCCTTGAAGGTAAGGGAGTATTCCTTAAGAAAATTGGAAGATTTGTAAAACCTGCTGAAGGTTTCACAATTATAGCCACCGCTAATACAAAAGGTAAAGGTTCAGAGGATGGTAGATTCATCGGAACTAATGTTCTTAACGAAGCATTCCTTGAAAGATTCCCAATTACTTTCGAGCAAGACTATCCTGCTCAAGCAACTGAGACTAAGATACTTCTTAACCAAGGATGTCAAAAAGAATTTGCAGAGAATCTTGTTAGATGGGCAAGTGTTATCCGTAAGACATTCTTTGACGGTGGAGTAGATGAAGTTATTACAACTCGTAGACTTGTCCACATTGTTCAAGCATTCAATATCTTCAATGATAAAATGACTGCTATCACTCACTGTGTTAATCGTTTCGATGACGATACTAAGCAATCTTTCTTAGACTTATACACTAAGGTTGACGCAGGAGAAGATACAGAGTATAATGAAGGGGAATAATAACCCCCTTTATTATGAGGAAATACAATGAGGATGATTATCTCAAAGAGATATCTGAATACATTGCAAATACATACCGAGGTCATTATTCTGTAGGAAACGTACAGACTCTTGACCTCATTGACTCTGTTGGGGATGCTGAAGCATTCTGTAGGAGTAACGTCCTTAAGTATGCATCACGTTACGACAGAAAAGGAACAGCAAGAAAGGACATTCTAAAGATTATCCATTATGGATTACTTCTTTTACACTTTAGTGATAAAGCAGAAAGAGCTAACCAAAACATAGCAGATACACCAACTGCATTCTCAGTAGATTACGACAAATGATTATGATTACTAAACCCACTATTGAAATACTAAAGAACTTCTGTTCTATTAACAAGTCTCTTGTTATTAAACCTGGTAATAGGTTAAGCACCTTGAGTATTAATAAAAATATTCTTGTTTATGCAGACGTAGAAGAACAGTTTGATTCTGAAATGTCAATCTATGATCTATCTACATTCTTAGGTGGACTATCTTTATTTGAGAAACCATCTATAGATACATCAAAGAATAATTACGTAACTGTTAGCGATGCAGCAGGACGTTCTAAGACTAGATTTTTCTATGCTGATCCAGATATTATTACACAACCACCTGCGAAAGAAATTAGTCTTCCTAGTGTGGATGTTAGTTTTAATATTGATGCTAATACACTTCAGCAACTTCAACGTGCTGCCTCAGTATACCAACTACCTGACTTATGTCTTTACGGTGATGGTGAGGTAATGAACTTAACTGTAACTGATAAGAAGAATGATACTTCTAATAGTTACTCAGTTGAGGTAGGAAATACAGATGCAGAATTCTGTTACTGTTTTAGAGTTGAGAACTTAAAGTTATTACCTGGTGCATATGATGTGTCAATAAGTAAAACTAACGTTGCACTATTCCAAGGTAATGGGATAAAATACTTTATAGCACTAGAACCAAATACATGAACATTTTTGTGACTGACCCAGACCCCATTAAATCAGCACAAGTCTTACCAGACAAACACATAGTAAAGATGCCACTAGAGACATGTCAAATGCTTGCTATTGTTGCATCAGAAAAATGGGGTCATGGATTCGGTGTTCTACCTAAAGTAGATGGAGCACCATACAAGACAGACAAGGGTGCATTTCGTAACCACCCTTGTACTATCTGGGCACAGACTAACTTTCGTTGGTTGATTGATCACGGTCTTGCATTGTGTGCAGAGTATACTCACAGATACAACAAAGTCCACAGTTGCCAGTATACTATAGAGTGTGCTGATATCATATTTCCTGATTGCCCACCGCCAACATCATTCACCAGAGCGATGCCCGATGGGTTTAAACATGACACAAGCATTGACACTTTTACTGCTTACAAAAATTACATTAGCAGCAAACCTTGGGTTGCATCTAATTATTTACGTGACGAATCCAGAAAACCAAATTGGGTATGATTAAATTATGAATGATTTTTTATGGGTAGAGAAGTATCGTCCTAAAAAGATTGAGGACTGTATACTTCCTACTGATGTGAAGAACACCTTTAAAAGTTTTGTAGAGCAGGGAGAGATACCAAATCTTCTACTCTCTGGAACTGCAGGTGTAGGTAAAACAACTATTGCAAAAGCATTATGTTATGAACTTGGAGCAGATTTTTATGTCATCAATGGATCGGACGAAGGAAGATTCCTCGATACAGTCCGAAATCAAGCGAAGACGTTTGCAGCAACTGTTTCTCTTACAGCAGGAGCAAAGCACAAAGTCCTTATCATTGATGAGGCAGACAACACTACCCCAGATGTACAACTCTTACTTCGTGCATCGATAGAGGAGTTTCAAAAGAACTGTAGATTTATATTTACATGTAACTTCAAGAACAAGATCATTGAACCTCTACACAGTAGAACAACTGTAATAGATTTCAATGTGCGTGGAAAAATTAAACAACAACTTGCATCTGAATTCTTTGGATCAACTCGTAACATACTTAACGCAGAAGGCGTACAATATGCTGATGCAGTGGTCGCTCAAGTCGTCCAAAAATACTTCCCAGACTTTAGAAGAACCTTAAATGAATTACAGAGATATGCTTCTACTGGTAATATTGATACTGGTATTCTAGCAACGTTAGGTGATGCTAAGATAGATCCACTAGTATCAGCATTGAAGGCAAAGAAATTTAATGATGTTAAGAAATGGGTGCAGCAAAATCTAGACAATGATCCTGTATCTATCATGCGTAAACTATATGACAATCTATCTACAACAGTAGATGGTCCTAGTGTTGCTGCAGCAGTTTTAATAATTGCAGAGTATCAATACAAGTCTGCCTTTGTTGTAGATCAAGAGATAAACCTACTGGCTTGTCTTACCCAAATTATGTTGGAGTGTAACTTCAAGTGACTAACAAATTAATGAGAAAACGTGAGAAGATCAGAGCACAAATGAAGTCCAGATTTTATTACTGGTTCTGGGGTGCTACTGCTATAGCTGTTGTAGGAGGTCAACTATATGTTGGTTCATCCTATCGTTTTATGGCAAGATCAATGAACAGATGGTTTGAAGAAACTATTGATCTCATACAACAACCAATACAACCTATGATACCTGACAGGGGACGTGGATATTACATGCCTGTTCCAACTCCAGAAGATTATGGGATGACAATAATAGAATGAAAACCATAGGAATATTTCCAACAAATATCTTTGAGTTTCAATTACATGATCTCCAACTTCGGGATGATGTTTATAGTTATGTTGATACTCTTAAGATGACTCGGTTTAACTTTCCACATAGAGTCCTGAGTTCTCATGGTGATCTTCATAAACACGAAAAACTTAAACCATTGTATGATTGGTTTCATCAGTGTTTAGAAGAGGCAAGAGTATCAGAAGGATTACAATGTGAAAGTTTAAAGATATCATTGTCATGGGCAAACTGGGCACCTCCTCAATCTGGTGCAGGTCACCCAATGCATAGACATAACTATGCGTACTACTCTGCTGTATATTATCTTACAGAAGGATCACCTACAGTCTTTTTAGATCCTGTAGATATTAGAGGGTTAGATACTCTTGAAATATTACAAGGAGATAGAGAGAGTGTTCCTAATGAAAAAGAAATAATTGCAGAACCTGGTAAACTAATTCTATTTCCTGGTTGGTTAAGACATTGTTCAGCACCACATCATGATGAGTTTAATAGATTTACTATATCATTCAATAGTCTTCCTGATGGTGCCATTAACGGTGGTCCTGGTGGAGTTCCAGTTGCAACCTTGAAAGTATTATGATGAAAACCCCATTGCGTTATCCTGGTGGTAAATCTCGTGCCACAAAAAAGATAGCACAATTTCTTCCAGATCTTACAAAGTATAAATCATATCGTGAGCCATTCTTAGGAGGTGGTTCTGTTGCTTTATACATTAGTCAAACCTATCCTCACTTAGATATATGGGTGAGTGATTTATATAAACCGTTAATCGAATTCTGGCAAACACTAGCATCTCAAGGAGACGAACTCTACAATGAACTTATTCAACTTAAACGAAAGCATTACGAACCTGCGTCTGCCAAAATGCTTTTTATCGAAGCTAAAGAATATCTCACTAGAGAAACCTCGACCTTATTTGATCGCTCCGTTAGTTTTTATATCATTAATAAGTGTAGCTTTAGTGGTCTCACAGAGTCGTCGTCCTTCTCTCCCCAAGCCTCAGACAATAACTTTACCGTTAGAGGTCTTGAAAGATTAAAATACTATAGGGATATCATTGAAACTTGGAAAATTACCCACTCGACGTACGAAGAACTATACACTGATAGTATGGATACTTTTACTTACCTTGACCCACCATATGAAATCAAACCAAAGTTGTATGGGAAACGAGGAGAAATGCATAAAGGATTCGACCACGATAAGTTCTTTGAAGATTGTGACCGCCACTGTAGTCACATGATGGTATCCTATAATAGTTCTCAATTAATTAAAGATAGATTTAAGGACTGGGATGCTCAAGAGTATGATCACACATATACAATGAGATCAGTTGGTGACTATATGAAGAATCAACAAGAACGTAAAGAACTACTTTTATTAAATTATGGCATATGATGATCGCTATCCTCTAAAGGATTATTTGAACAGTATTAATTACACTAAGGATTACCTCATGGGTGAGGATCCAGACTGGGAAAGAAACTATCCAACGTATGTAATTAACAAGTGTCTTTCACATCACATGGACACTATTGTATTTGCAAATGAGATGAACAAGTATCCTAATTTAGACAAGCGTTTACAATATGACTTCTATATACATACTGTTAGACCTAAAAGGAGATTTTCTCCTTGGGCTAAAAAACAACAGGTGAAAGATCTTGACCTTGTGAAAAAATACTATGGATATAGTAGTGAAAAAGCACATCAAGCCCTACGGATCTTAACTCCCGACCAACTTAACTACATTAGACAAAAACTGAACCGAGGAGGAAAGAGATGAATGATGTGCAATGGACTAAAGATGATATGGTTGAAGTCACTCTTAAAGAACCAGATGACTTCTTAAAGATAAGAGAAACTCTTACACGTATTGGTGTTGCTTCTAGAAAAGAAAGAAAGTTATATCAATCATGTCATATTCTTCATAAGAAAGGGCAGTATTACATAGTACACTTCAAAGAACTATTTGCTCTAGATGGTAAGAAAGCAAATTTATCTGAGAATGATTTACAACGTAGAAATAGAATTATTAAACTACTATCAGACTGGGGTCTTGTAGAGATTGTTAAAGTATCAGAGGTAGTAAACGTAGCACCTCTAAGTCAGATAAAGGTAATAGCATACAGAGAGAAGGGAGAATGGATGCTTGAGTCCAAGTATAACATCGGTAAAAAGAGACAAGTTACCGAATGATATATAGAGTAGAGTAACTCTAAGTCATGGCAGAAGCAGTAAAAAAAGAAGAACCAAAGAAAGGTGTCCTTGGCAAGATCAAAGAGCATGTTGAGGATAAGGAAGAGCAACTAGCATTTCTATCTACAATCGTGAGACTTTCGGTTCTTACATGGTCCGCAGGAATTTTAACATTAGCGTATGTTAAATTACCTGCAGCATTTAATATACCTGAGCAGAAACTGGATCCAACTTTCATAGCTTCGGTCTTCACAGGAACTTTAGCTACCTTCGGTGTCGTTGGCACAGGTAAGAAGAAGAACGGTGCAGATGGTGGTAGTGCTAACATATCTAAAAAGGATATGGAGTTTCTTATCGCTAAGGCATCAGAGACTGCACCTGCTCAAACTATCAGGATTGAATCTGGTCCTGTAAAAATTGTCCCAGACACTAAGTAATCATGCAGAAAATTATTAATGTACTTGCTATTGCGTCTACTATTGTATCTGCTACCGTTGTCGGTGGTGGGGTATACGTATATGTCAATAGAGCATCCATCATTGATGGAGTTAAATCTAAAGTTATGGAATCAGTTATCCCAGATGTGGGAGTAGATATTCCTTCTAGTCCTATGCCCGAAGGCACTGGATTTGGTATACCATCGTTTTAAAAGGTTATTATGAATAAGTGGATTGGAATTAGTTTAGGAACTCTTCTAGGCATATCACATATTGGTATGATTGGTTTTGTTGCTACACGAAATAAAAGTCAGTTACCTAGTTTAGATATACCTGTAGGTGACTATACATCATATGCTATTTCAGCAAACAAGGATGGATATAAGTTAAGTTATCAAGCTAACGATCCTAAGACTGCATTCATCAGTAAGGATATTAAGACTAAGGGTGGTTTCTTAGGTCTTGCAAATGAGACAACTAAGGTTGCTGAAGAATACTTTATGGATGGTCAGATCAATCAAGGTGCACCAGTATCAAATACTAGGTCTTGGATAGATCAACCACCTGGTTTATCAGTAGGACAGGCAGCAGAGATAACTGCCCTAAGACAAAGTGAAGCATGCATCAAAGCCGTTGGAGCAGCAGAAGGAACAGGAAGACTTGTAGGCACTAGTGTTGGTGCAGCAGCAGCACCTGCTGTTAGTAATATACCATTCGTAGGATGGGTTGCTGCAGGATGGGTAGCAATGTTTGGTGGAGACCAAGGTGCTACTATCGGTGGTAACATGGCAGAAGATTTGAATAAGAACTGCTAATGCAGGTCATTGATAATTTTCTGAGTGCAGAACAATATACACAATTAGAACCAGTCCTGATGAGTGATCATCTAGACTGGTATTGGAATGATGGTATATGTTATGAGGATGATGGATTATTTCAGATGACTCATACTATATTTGATTCAAGTAAAGAACAAAAGAGTCCTTTATTTTTTCATTGCAAATCTTTATTAAATAAACTAGGTGGATCTGCTCGTAGAATTAAAGCAAATCTAACTACTAAGTGTCATAAACATGTACACACAGGATTCCATACAGATTTTCAAGAAGATCAATTTGTAGGTAAGACTGCTGTTTATTATGTCAATACAAACAATGGTTATACAGAGTTTAAATCAGGTGTCAGGGTAAATAGTATTGCAAATCGTATGGTTATATTTGATTCTAAATATGAACATGCAGGAGTAACCTCTACTGATACTAATCGTAGAGTTGTTCTTAATATTAATTTTAATAGTATCTACTATCAATAATGGACTTACAAAAGATAACAACAGGAGTAACCGCAGCAGCAGTCGTTGGAACTGGTGCAACTGTTGGTGTTCAACATCAGATAGATAAAATGCAAGGCGGTCCTCAAGCAAGACAAGATGCACAGATAGAACAGATAAGACAAGTAGTAGCAGAAGAAGTATATAAACAATTAATAAATGCTTGGCCAGAAACCTCAGGTCCTGTAAAAGGAATTCCAGTTCCTAAAGTAGATTATAAAACACAGATACCTAATCCTTAGTTTTAAAAGGTGGTAAACCTTTCTTTAATCTATATTCGTTAGCAATTATATCATTACGTGTTAGTCTAGTAGTACCTTTACCAAGTTTTTTCTTTACTGTATCAGTAATCTTTTTAATTACAGGTTTGATGATTCTCAATAATATTGGTGTCGCAGTAGCTCCTGCTGTTGCAATTACTGCAACTGCTAGGGTTGTAGATGCTTGACTTGCAGTAGGTACAAACTGTTCTATAGTTGGAACAGGTTCCCAGATTAACTCACAGACTAGTCCATCTGGGGTTAGTTTATATTCTTTAACTTGTTCATCACCTTTCTGACTTCTTTCACCTATACGTCTAGCATTTATAGGAGGACAATCTACTTCTTCTTTTTCGTTATCAGGTGTTTGTGGTGGTTCAACATCAGTCTCTGGAGGGGCTAAAGGATCACCTGTATCTACACCTTCTGTAACTTCCTCTTGTGGAATATACACTGTCTCCCAACTAAGTTCATCAGCACGATAATCAGGTGGTTCATAGTATGGCATACCTGCATCACATAATACTACATTCTGTTTTGGATCGTCATTAACCAACATCTTATTTTTAGATGGTGGGTTCTTTGCATTTTCTTTATTAACCTTTACACAACCTGGCATGTTAATGATTGGAGTTCCTACAAGTTGTGTTACAGGAACTGTTATGGGTATTGCTGTATAACTATCCATCCACGTCCTAGTATCAACTATGGTGTTTACACCAATAGGTCTAACGTTAACATAGGGTATGGCTACATTAGGAACCTGTACCTTAATCGGTTCCATCAACATTACCTATGGAAAAAGTTTTTAGACTATTACTATCACCCATACTTACTTCTTTCTTTGGTGAATTCCATTTAGGTTGTGGTATCTGATGTTCATGTGGTGTTACTCTACCACCAGGTGCTGTTACTACTACGTCAGCACATATAGCATGATAAGGAGAAGCTGGATGGAAAAATACTCCTGCCTTTTTTAATTCACCACAATTTTTTAAACGAGCTAGCTCAAAGTCTAATCTCTTATTAGCAACAAGTTGTTTAGCCATCTCATTCTGTTGTTGTGCTGCCTCATGACATTGCTTTGTCAACTTCTTATTCATTGGTATTGATAGTGTAGCAGAGAGTCCTAAGTTCAAAGATTGATTTGCTTTCATGTCAGTTCTTACTGGTTTTCTCCATAGAACTTGACCAGGATTATCTGGTATACCATCAGGTCCATTTACATCAACTGTTATATCCATGTCTTCACCATCAGGAAACCACCTACTACCATCTGCCTTGGTTCGGGTATCATACCATGTTTCCCAAGGATAGTTTTTTACCGTAACTGTTTGTTGGGTTGTCCTACCTGTAAAGTCTGTGCTGTTATATTGTGGTTCGTAATATACATCCTCCCAAGGATCCTTTCTGCTGTCAGCAAACTGGATATAAGGTGTAAGGTTAAATGTACTACCTTGACAGCTTACTCCACCACCATAAGTGTTAGTTATATAAGGACCTTGTAAAACTTGTATTGCCTGGTTGGTCACTGAGCCTGAAGAATTGGCAATTGGATTTGCAGTAGCACTAACTCCTCCTACGTTTTCAGCTTGTAATGGTAAAGAATTAACGCTGAGAACCGTTGCTATTACTGGGTAAATGTACTTGTTGTATCTGTGACGCTTTGTATAGTTGTTGTTCTTTGTATTATTGTTTGGTTCGAGACCCCTGGTCCTTGATAACTCTGTGAAAATTGGAAGGCTCCCCCTTGAGTTGTCATGGTGAAGTTGTCTTGACTTGAAAAGTCCAAGGAGTCGAAGGAACTTGTTACCGTTCCTGTTATTATGTTTCCTCCTGCTGCTCCATTGGAACTGCTCGGAGTTACGTTCACCGTTGATGTATTCACGTTTGGATTCAAGGGTTGGTCGTTTGAAATGCCTACCCCTGTTACTGAGTATTCCCATCCTGTATTGTAGTCGATACTGTAGATTGTCTCCTGCACCGTAGAATTTGTCTCGGTGTGAGAAGTCATAGAGCCCTGTTGGAAATTTGGTACCACAGGCACTGCATTGGCTGCAGATCCAAGAAGACTAAGCCATATTACTGGTATAAACCTTCTCATAATTATATATCACCTTTATCGTATTGTGATTTCCGAGACGAATTGTCCAGTCGCTGATGTTCCAGCTCCACCTGCTGTTAGTGCCATCGCTCCATTAGTTGCAATTGTACCAGCTAAGTTACCAACTGTTCCTCCTGCACTTGATGTCTGGTTTGAGTATGCTGCTACAGATCCTGTTGTAGGTGCTGCTGCTACACTATCTCCTAATCCTATAGACTGTGTATATGAATACGAATTACCTTGAGTAGTCTGAACTGCATCTGGGACAGCAAAAGTTGCTAGTCCTGTAGAAGCACTAACTGCTGTTATGCCACCTAGGTTACTAGCAGCACTACCACCCGAAGGTGTAATTGTTGTTGTCACACCACTACCTGTTGTAGAGTATGTGTTTGGTGCTCGTGTTACTGCAGTTATTCCTGCATCCACTGTTAACTGAGTCGAGCTTGTCAAGCGGTGTGTAAGATCTGCCTTAACTGGTGTTACAAGAGATCCTAGACCTGCGATCATAATAATGGGAAGAAATCTTTTCATAACCCCTGATATTAATACCTACTGTATATAGGTGCTGTGATCCCTCTAAAAATGTTCGGAGTGTACCATTTCTTAAAACCTTAGTCTATGGTTAAATAGTAGTGTCGCCTTCGGGGACAAAAACTTAACACTCGCTTTAAAAGGAGAACTATTATGGGCAACGAACTACAAAAGTATCGTTCATCAGATTTACCAGATCTACTTGATAAGATATCAAGAAACAGTATTGGACTAGACAATTACCTAGACCAGTTTTTCAACATTCCATCATCCAATTATCCACCTTATAACCTAATACATCTTAGTAATCATGAGTCTAAACTTGAGATTGCTTTAGCAGGATTTAAAAAGGATGAAGTCAAAGTCTTCACAGAATATGGAAAACTTACAGTTGAAGGTACTAAACCTGCAGCAGAAGAAGATACAACCTATTTACATAGAGGACTAGCATCTAGAAACTTTGCTAAGTCATGGACACTATCAGAAGATTGTGAAGTCTCTAACGTTTCATTTGAGGATGGATTGTTAGTAGTAGACTTAAAGAAAATTATTCCAGAGAAGCATGCTCGTAAGGATTATATCTAAACAGCATACATAGTTATACAACCAAAGAGACACTCGTGTCTCTTTTTTTATTGATAAAACTATGAACCTTTATTTAAATCTGAAACCTAATAATTATACAGGAGATTCTGATTTGATAACTTTAGACTTGCCAAGTGGCATGACTGATGATATAATGAAATACGTTAGACCTATAGCAGATGATTATGACAAATCTGAAGTTAAAGTTCTAAAGGACGTTGTGAAAAATTCCATCTACGAAATCGAACGGAGAGAAAATGAGCGTAAGAATCGTAAGAACCCGAAACGGTGAAGACATTATCTGCGATCTCTTTGAGGTAACAACCAAAGAGAAACCAAATGACCCTGTTGCTTTGCAATTAAAGAATCCATACAATGTATGGTTAGAGGGTGTAGACAAACCCAGAGTTCTCATTGAAACAGATGCAGAACCAGAGGTTCAAAAACTTCCAGACCCAGAAATTCATTTCAGACCTTGGGCACCTTTGTCAGTTGATAAAAAGATTATGATGAAGATGGATGAAGTCGTATCAGCATACGAAACATATCCAGAGGTCGTCAAAAAATACAATCACCTAGTGGAGGCAGACAATGGAAGAGGAAATTCTACAACAACAGATCAAAGTGATCTTATTGAAACAAAGGAAGGAGTACCTGTTGGGGAAGGTGACGGAACTGGACGAGGAGCCCAGCTTATTAATTGAAGGGTGTTATGAGATTATTTCTGAAAAAGAGATAGCTCCATTCCCTGCATTTACTGAACAGCGTGATGTCTTCTTGACATCTGATACAGTTATGACTATACTGGATCCTAGTCCCGCTTTGATTGACCTTTATAATAAACAGTGAGCAAATTTTATACGAACATCCAACTAGCAGGTGATACAATCCTGTATAGAGGATATGAAAATGGAGAACCTGTGCAGTTTCGTGCAAGGTTCTCTCCAACTTTATATGTGTTGTCAAAGAATAAGGAGAAGTTTACTACACTCGATGGTAGATATGTTTCTCCTATTAAATTTGATAAACCACGAGAAGGCAGAGAGTTTATAAGACAGTATGATGGTGTAGAAGGATTTGAAGTTCATGGGTATGAACGTTTTGTATATCAATACATTCGTCAAGAGTATCCTAACGATGTAGAATATCGTATTGATCAGATGAAAATATACTCAATGGATATTGAGGTTCAATGCGAAAATGGTTTCCCTGATGTAGAAGCAGTATCAGAAGAAATGCTATCAATTACCATTAAAGACATGGTAAGTAAAGAGTTTTATATCTGGGCAGTAAAAGATTTTAAGACAGAATATAATAAGTTTGTATTTGATACTGAACGTGAGATGCTTATGCATTTCATAGACTGGTGGGCAAAACATACACCAGATATTTTAACAGGATGGAACGTAAACCTGTATGATGTACCATACATATGTCGTAGGGTGAAAAGAATTCTAGGATCTAAATGGATGAATTCTATATCACCTTGGAACCGTGCTAACGAAAGAGAGGTCTATGTCCAAGGAAGAAAAAACTATGCTTATGACATTAGTGGTGTCAATATCCTCGACTATCTCGATCTTTACCGTAAGTTTACTTATACTAACCAGGAATCATACAGACTCGATCACATCGCTTCTGTGGAACTAGGACAACGTAAGGTTGACCATAGTGAATACGAGAACTTTAAAGATTTTTATACTAGTGACTGGCAGAAGTTTATAGAATACAACATTCAAGATACTGAATTGATTGACCGTCTTGAAGAGAAGATGAAGTTACTTGATCTTGCCATCACTATGAGTTATGATGCCAAGGTTAATTTTGAAGACGTATACTCACAAGTTCGTATGTGGGATACGATGATCTATAATTATCTTACGGATAGAAAGATTGTTGTGCCACCTAAGAAGGGTGCTAGAAAAGATGAGAAGTATGCAGGTGCTTATGTAAAGGAACCTATACCTGGTAAGTATGACTGGGTAGTTAGTTTTGACCTTAACTCCCTGTATCCTCATCTTATTATGCAGTACAATATCTCACCAGAAACTCTCTGGGAGACTAGACATCCTAGTGCGAGTGTTGATAGGATTTTAAATGAAGAGATAGTTATTGAAGATGATGTATGTGTCTGTGCTAATGGTGCACAATATCGTAAAGACATACAAGGTTTCTTACCACAAATGATGGACAAGATCTACAATGAAAGAACAATTTACAAAAAGAAAATGCTCCAAGCAAAGCGGGACTATGAGGTTAACCCAAGTGCCAAATTACAAAGAGACATTAGTAAATTTAATAACATTCAAATGGCGAGAAAGATCCAACTTAATAGTGCTTATGGTGCTATTGGTAATCAATACTTTCGCTATTACAACCTTGCCAACGCAGAAGCTATTACACTATCTGGTCAGGTTTCTATTCGTTGGATAGAACAACGAATGAACAACTACCTAAACAAAATTTTAAAAACTGAGGACATTGATTATGTTATTGCTAGTGATACCGATTCTATCTATTTGCATCTTGGTCCTCTGGTGGAGAACGTATTTGCCAGTAGAAAGAAGGATGATAAAAGCATCGTTACGTTCCTTAATAAGGTGTGTGAAGTGGAATTCGAGAAATATATTGAGAGTTCTTACCAAGCGTTGGCCAACTACGTAAATGCTTATGATCAAAAGATGTTCATGAAACGTGAGACCATTGCTAATAAAGGTATATGGACAGCGAAGAAAAGATATATGTTGAATGCATGGGACATAGAGGGAGTTAGATTTGCTGAACCTAAACTAAAAGTTATGGGTATTGAAGCGGTCAAGTCTAGTACACCTGGTGCATGTAGAGAAAAGATTAAAGAATGTATAACTGTCATTATGAATAAGTCTGAAGAAGAAGCACAGAAGTTTATTTCAGATTTTAGAGATGAATTCTCAACGTTACCTGTTGAGGACATATCATTTCCAAGGGGATGTAATGGAATAAATAAGTGGGCGAATCAATCTAGTATCTATAGTAAAGGAACTCCTATACACGTGCGTGGAGCACTGTTGTATAACCATTACAATAAGAAGAATAACTTGACTCATAAGTATCCTCTCATACAAGATGGGGAAAAGATTAAGTTTTGTTATTTAAAAACACCTAATAAGTTTGGGGAAAATGTTGTGTCATTTTTAAATACCTTTCCAAAAGAGTTTGGACTTGACAAACAGGTGGATTATGAGTTACAATTTGAGAAGAGTTTCCTTGACCCGATAAAGGTTATATTAGATACTATAGGTTGGAAGTCAGAACAAGTACCAAATTTGGAGTTTCTTTTCGGATGACCATTTACATAGTTGAATATAAAAAATCTTTTGGAGCAGGTGAAAATGCACAGTTAAAGGAATTCCATGATAAAGGTGAAGCTGAATGGTTTGAAAGATCCAAAAAGCGATCCAATCATATAACAAATTTGTATAAACGTTCCCCCTAAATGAATTTTCTAAAAGACATTGCTAAGGAGATTGACAATGAATATGCTAGCCTGGTCAGTGACGGAGTATCAGCTGGTGACACAAGCGGCTTTATCGACACTGGTAGCCATATATTTAATGCTGTTGTCTCTGGGTCGATCTATGGTGGCATCCCAAGAAACAAAATCACTGCTCTTGCAGGAGAGTCTAGTACTGGTAAAACTTATTTTTGCCTTGGTGTTGTTCAACATTTCCTTGAGTCTGATCCCGATTCTGGTGTTATCTACTTCGAGTCGGAGTCTGCCCTTTCTAAATCCTTAATTGAAAGTAGAAGTATAGATTCTTCTCGTATGTTAATTGTTCCTATTACTACTGTTCAAGAGTTTAGGACACAAGCAATCAGGATTCTAGATAAATATCTACAACAAGATGATCGCAAACCCTTAATGTTTGTTCTTGACTCTCTTGGTATGCTCAGTACCACCAAGGAGATTGAGGACAGTGAAGCAGGTAAAGAGACACGAGATATGACTCGTGCTCAGATAGTGAAATCTATATTCAGAGTCCTTACTCTTAAATTAGGTAAGGCAAATGTTCCCCTTATAGTCACAAACCATACATACGATGTTGTCGGATCTTACATCCCTACTAAAGAAATGGGAGGCGGTAGCGGTCTCAAGTATGCCGCGTCTACAATCATTTATCTCAGCAAAAAAAAGGAAAAGAGTGAGAAAGAAGTTGTTGGTAACCTTATTAAAGCTAAGACAGCTAAATCAAGACTCACCAAAGAAAACTCTGAGATAACAACCAGACTCTTTTATGATGAAAGAGGTCTAGACAAATACTATGGTCTACTTGAATTAGGAGAAAAGTATGGAGTCTTTAACCGTAAAGGAAATAGGATCGTTGTTGGTGATAGTTCTGTATATCCTTCTGCAATACTTAAGGATCCAGAAACGTATTTCACAACCGAAATAATGGAGAAACTAGACGACGCTGCCTCTAAAGAGTTCGGTTATGGTAACTAGATTATCTGATTATATTAAGACATACGATGACAAACTTGATTCAGATTTTTGTGAAAATGTCATTAACACATTTCATGAATCCGACAGCATATATGTTGATCGAGAGCAGCGACCAACTTTCCGAGAGTTAAATATATCAGAAAGGTACTTGAATAAAGATCCTAAATGGATGTCTATTCAAGCAAGACTTTCTGACATCTTAACTGTAAGTGCTAAAAGTTATATTAATTACTTGGATGTAGGAGCTGACTTCCCTGCTCAATATGGGTTTGAACAGTTCCGTATGAAGATGTATGATAATAATGGTAAGGATCAATTTAAAGATCACGTTGATGTTGGAGACCATGCTTCTGCCAAACGTTTTCTAGTTATGTTTTTATATTTAAATGATGTGAAGGAAGGAGGGGAAACTAATTTCCCTAACTTAAACGTTGCAATAAAACCGAAGTGTGGTAGAATACTTTTGTTCCCTGCCAATTGGCAGTATAGACACTCTGGACTTCCACCAGTGTCATCTCAAAAATACATTGTTGGATCTTATTTACATTACACATGAACTTAGAAGTTACTATACTTGGTAATTTAATATCACATGAAGAGTATACCCGAAAGGTATTACCCTTTTTAAAATCAGATTATTTTACTGTACGATCATACAAGGTAATCTATGCTGAGATTCATGAATACATTTCAAATTACAATGCATTACCCTCTCTGAATGCATTAGGTATCGAGTGTCAAGAGAGGACTGATCTAACTGAAGATCAGTTCAAAGATATTATGGAGGTTTTACGTGAGTTATCCGATGAGAAAGCAGAACTGGATTGGATCCTTAATACTACGGAGAAATGGTGTCAGGAGAGAGCGATTTATCTATCTCTTATGGAGTCAGTTAAGATCGCTGATGGGCAGGATGAGAAAAGGGATAAGGGAGCTATTCCACAAATACTAAGTGATGCATTAGGTGTGTCCTTTGATCAAAATGTAGGTCATGATTACTTCAGAAACTCAGAAGAAAGATTTGAGTTCTACCATAAAACTGAGGAGAAGATTCCTTTCGACTTGGAATTCTTCAACAAGATTACAAAGGGCGGTCTTCCTAACAAGACTCTCAACGTTGCTCTTGCAGGGACTGGTGTGGGTAAGTCTCTTTTTATGTGCCATGTTGCTAGTAGTTGTTTGCTCCAAGGTAAAAATGTTTTATATGTCACGATGGAAATGGCAGAGGAAAGGATTGCAGAAAGGATAGATGCTAATTTATTAAACGTTCCTATTCAAAAATTACATGACTTACCAAGAGTAATGTATGAGAATAAGATATCAGCATTAAGTAAGAAGACTCAAGGTAAATTAATTATCAAAGAATATCCTACAGCATCTGCACATGTAGGTCATATCAAAGGACTTCTTAGTGAATTGGAATTAAAAAGAAATATAACACCTGATATAATTTTTGTAGATTATTTAAACATCTGTGCTTCCCAGAGATATAAAGGAAGTATTGTTAATTCTTATACCTATGTTAAAGCGATTGCAGAAGAACTTCGTGGTCTTGCGGTTGAAGCAAATGTACCAATCGTCACTGCTACTCAGACTACTCGTTCGGGTTTTGGGAGTAGTGACGTTGATCTTACTGACACAAGTGAGTCTTTCGGTCTCCCTGCAACTGCTGACCTTATGTTTGCTCTTATTTCTACCGAA